AGCCCTGATCTTGTCATGGCTGGCACAAACGCATACACCGCATTTTTGGGCAGCTTGCAGGCTATCCAGCGTATTACCAGTGACGATCTGGCAAACTCTGGATTTACCTCATTGCAGTACCTAAACAGCGATGTGGTGTTTGATTCAGCTTGTAACACCAATCGGATGTATTTCCTGAACACTGACTATCTCCGTCTTGAGGTAGCAGCGGCACGCGATTTCGTTCCGGGTGAAGCAAAAATGTCCGTCAACCAAGACGCTATGGTAACGCCTTATACATACCACTAGGGCCATTGCAGAGTAATCTGNACATGAAGAACTGTGTGAACTCAGGGGATACCCAAACGCATGATGGCGTGGGCAATCCTGATCCAAGCCTCAGAAANGAGGAAGGTGCAACGACTATCCCGCAAGGGAGTAGGGTCAAGTGACCCGAAGCGCACAGCCCCTGNTAATCAGGGTGATGATATAGTCTCGTCTTATGTGAAAGCATAAGCAGCCGCAAGGCGGTCTGTGATTAACGCTCACAGGCGAAGGTAACGATGTTCTGGTCAGGAAATCTGACNTGTTCAAACCGCGCTCTCCAAGGCGTGATCCACACTTAGGAANGGGNATTGTAATGACTATTGCAGCAGTAATGGGGATTGACCCCACAGCAGTTGCTGACACCCCTGAATTTCAGTTGGGTCAGCTTGGTGCGATCATTGATGACACCAGCGGTACACGCATCTACAAATACGTCCAGTATGACACTGGCAGTGGAAGCGTGGCAGCGGCAAGCGGAAACGCTTGTTATTACTACACTTTGGATGGCTATAAGCTGTTCAAGGTAACGTCTGATCTGTCCGATTCAATTGAAATCGGTGCAGGCATTCTGCAATCAGCGCCAACTGATGGCCAGTATTGCTGGGTGCAGATTAAAGGCATGGCAACCATGGCCGCAGCCCTGACAGCAGGTGCTGACGGTGATCCGCTGACACCAACAGGTTCAGCAGACGGCAAGCTGGATGTTTCGGCAGATGTCACAGATAATGTCTGTGCGATTGCTGGTGACATTTCAGACAAGGAAATCATCTGCGATTTCCCCATGTAAAACATTGGGGGCGGGGCAACTCGCCCCCTTTTTCTATGCAATCGGGAGGATTGAATGAGTGAAAAAGGCATCTTTTTCGAAAGAGAACTTAACGGCCAAAAGCGTGACTTTTGCCGCATTGAAATAGCCGGTGTGCGGGACATATGGGAAGGCCCAGCACGACCAGAGGATTTGCAGCGCTTTCCAGACGAATGGAAGGCGTACAAAGGCAAAAAGAAAAAGCCGCGCACAAAAGGCACTGGCTTGGCAGAACTGCCGGGGATGACAGAGCCGCGCCGGACTGAACTTGAATTGCACGACATTGAAACGATCGAAGCACTAGCAGCAGCACAGGAAACTGCGCTGGGTGCCATTGGTGAGCCTTACGTTGAGCTTGCCAAGATCGCCAAACTGCAAGTTGAGGCTAGCAAGAAAAAAGATGATCTAGTTGTTGAGGTAGCCGTGGCGGCACAGACCTTGGCAGAAGGGGTAACAAATGAGCCTGTTAACGATAGCGCAGAACGTAGCTGATTTTACCGGCTTTGAGCGCCCGACCACGGTGGTTGGCAATACTGACCCAATTGCGCGTCAGTTATTTGCCTTTATCAACCGCGAGGGCAAGCAGCTTATGCGTGCCAGCAACTGGCCGATTTTGCTAAAGGAACATACTTTTAACACGGTCAATGGCACGCAAAGCTATGCGCTACCAACAGACTTTGATCGGTCTGTAGGCTCTACAATGTACAATCGCACCGATCTGGATCAGATGATCGGGCCAATCACACCGCAACAATTTCAGCAAGACCGTCACGGCACTGCTAGTGCAGGCATTACGCAAAAGTTCCGTTTCAAGCCGTCAAGCAATGTCCTCAAGTTTGACATCACCCCGACACCGACATCAGCCGAAAGCATTGGCTTTGAGTATGTCAGTAGCCACTGGAACCAGACCAGCGGCGGCACCTCACAGGCTGCTATGGCGGCAGATACTGATGTCGGCATCCTTGATGAGACTTTGCTGGAAATGGGTGTCACATGGCGTTTTAAGCAGAACCACGGCCTGACATATGATGAGGATTTCCGTCAGTACCAGCTAGAATTGCGACAAGCCATCAGCCGCGCAGGCGGTGCGCCGGTCATTAGCCTCGATGATGCCAGACGCTTGCTGGTCAGCCCATACAGCTACAATCTGCCTGATAGCGGCTATGGTGCGGTCTGATGTTAGCGGCCCTACCAACAAGTAAAGGATACCGCGTCAAAGCGGCATCTGTGCCAGCCCCGGTCGGCGGTCTAAACAGCCGTGATTCCATTGATGCGATGCCGCCAACAGACGCGCTGATTATGTCCAACTTTTTCCCGACTGTGGAAAAGGTCACATTACGCGATGGCTATACCTCATTCTGTACCGGCGTTGGCAGCGGTAATGTAGAAACGCTGATTGAGCATAACGCAGGCGCAAACCGGCAGTTGCTGGCGATTGGTAGCAATGGCACGTTTTACCAGATCGACAGCGGGACAGCCGTTAGCAAGAAAACCGGCCTTGCCAATGGCAGGGCAGAACATATTGAGTTCAACAACGTGACAGTAGTTGTGCCGTCTGGTGCCAATGTGCCGTTTTCATGGAACGGCTCAAGCGCATCTGATCTGTCAATCACGCTATCTGATAGCGTCAATGCCAATACATTGACCGGCGTTCATAGTTTCAAGAACCGCGTGTACTACTGGACAGGCACCAGCCAGAACTTTTATTACAGCGCCACCGTGGACACATTCACTGGCAATTTCACAAAGTTCCCGGTTGGCCTTGTTGGCACATTCGGCGGTAACATTGTGATGATCAACACGCTGACCATTGACGGTGGTGAGGGCGTTGATGATTTGCTGTGCATAATTATGACCAGCGGTGAGGTGTTGCTTTATTCTGGTTCTAACCCCGGCAGCGACTTTTCTCTGGTAGGCACATTCCGCATTGCGGAGCCGATTGCAGAAAAACGCGCCATTGCCAAGCTGGGCGGCGATGTCATTGTGATGACAAAAGAGGGTTATCTGCCTCTGAGCCAAGTTGTCAGGCAGGACATTGTTGGCAACAAGGCAGCGGCCATATCAGAGAAAATTCGCGGCACAGTCATTGCACAAGTCAAAGCCACCGGCACTACCACTGGTTGGCAAATATTTGTCAGCCCAGACGGTGACAAGGTGATTTTCAATTATCCTACTGGTGAGCCTGATCCGTTCAATCAGCACGTTTTCAATCCCATCATCAGAGCGTGGTGCATCTTTGAAAATTGCCAGCCCATGTGTGGGGGCAGTTTAACGGTGACACATACTTTGGCAGTGCTTCCGGCGTTGTGTTCAAGGTGGGCGGTGATGCTGATAACGGCGGAAACATCACTGGTGATGTGGCTACGGCATACAATTATTTTGGTGATCGCGGCGGCGTCAAACGCTTTAGCAGCGTACAGCCGATGCTTGAGGGTGAAACAGATATTGTGTTCAGCTTTGGTGTAGGCGTTGATCAGGCACCGACCACCACAATTGACGTATCCCCAGTGACATTCGCATCGAATCTTGCGTCCTGGGACACGGCCACTTGGGATGATTTCTTCTGGGCTGATACAACTGGCGCAGGCGTTACCAAGCGCCGCAAGGCAGTCAACCGGCTTGGATATTCAGCAGCATTGCGGATCAAGGTCGCAACCAGCACGCAAACCATCAGCTTTATTAGCGCACATTACACATTTGCACCCGGAGGCCCAATCTAATGGCATTTTCAGGCGGTACATTCTCGCGGCTTTACGACTGGACAACGGATCGTGACAACGGCGTTAAAATTCTTGCATCTCGCATGGATCAAGAGTTCGATGGCATGGCCACTGGCCTGTCTACTTGCATCCTCAAAGATGGCACCCAGACTTGCACGGCGGCAATACCGTTTGCACAAGGCATCACGCTGCCTGATAACAAAACCATCATCCTTGGCACTAATAGCGACATCACGATCCAATATGATGAAAGCACCAATGACAGCCTAGAGATTGCGGCCAATGTAGAAGGCGCGGCGCTTGGCATCGTGCTAAAGGCCGATCAGGGCGATGATAATGCTGATCAGCACAAGGTTGGCATTGCTGATGGCGGCACACTGACTATGGCCAGCAAGATCAGTGGCAGCTTTGTCAGCTACTTGACGCATACGCCGAATAGCACTGTTGCTAGCAGCACCACGGCGGTTGCAGGCAATCTGACAGTCGGTGGTGATCTGACGCTGGGATCAGGCGCGGTAATCAGCGAGGCAGAGNTAGAGACAATAGACGGCATCACCCCCGGCACAGCGGCTGCATCNAAAGCAATGGTGCTTGATGCAAGCCTCGATATATCTGGTGGNCGCAATCTNACCATCTCAGGTGAGCTAGACGCTGCAACGCTGGATGTATCTGGTGATGTNGATATTGATGGCACNCTGGAAACAGACGCATTGTCNATTGCAAGCACGGCAGTTACNGCTACAGCAGCAGAGCTAAACTATAGCGACACAGGCGCTGCCGTTGGCACAGTGGTGGCCTCTAAAGTTGTCACGGCTGACGCAAATAAAGACGTTGCCAGTTTCCGTAATATTACGCTAACAGGCGAACTTGATGCTGGTAGCCTCGATATATCTGGTAATGCTGATATTGACGGCACGCTGGAAGCCGATGCCATGACACTGAACGGCACGGCTATCACAACCACCGCCACGCTGGACACAGGCATCTCAAACAACAATGTGCCTAAGTTCACCAGCGGTGTAGCAGACGATGATTTCTTGCGCGTTGATGGCACTGCCATTGAGGGGCGGTCTGCGGCAGAGGTGCTGTCAGACATAGGCGGTCAAGCGTCACTGACTTTTGGCATATCGAATACAAATGCAGTCAAGATTGATAGTGCGTCTGTTGCTGATGATGAATATGCGCGGTTTACGGCTAGTGGCCTAGAAAGCCGCGCAACATCAGAGGTGCTGTCAGATATTGCGGCAGCACCGGCTGCTGGGAGCAGTAACATCGTCACAACTGGCGCACTAAACAGTGGCAGCATCACCAGCGGATTTGGTTCAATTGACAACGGTTCTAGCAACATTACCACAACTGGCGTTGGAACATTTGCATCACTGGATATCAGCGGAGACATAGACGTAGACGGCACCACTAACCTTGATGTTGTGGACATTGATGGTGCTGTTGATATGGCGTCAACACTGCAAGTAGATGGCGCAATAACATCATCTGCTGGCGCAACAATTACCACTTCTGACAACTCTAGCAATCTAACACTTACATCAACAGATGCAGACGCAAACAGTGGTCCACAGCTAGATTTTTATAGAAACAGTGCATCTCCTGCCGATAATGATATTCTTGGTGCTTTGTTGTACACAGGAAAATCCAGTACGGGTTCTGACAAAACGTACTCTAGTATGAATGGGTTTATCAGCAACGTAGCTAACGCAAACGCTTCTGGCGGCCTTATATTTAGCACAAGAAACAGTGACACTTTGGCTGAACGCCTCCGCATTACATCGGCGGGATTTGTCGGCATCGGGGTCTCGTCACCAACGCTAGATGGCAGTCTTGCTGGCCTGTCAGTCAACAGTAGCGGAACTTTGTTGCAAGTTAACAATGGTGACGGCGCATCGCTGAAACTCACTGACCCTGCAACGGGAGCGAACAGGGGTCTTGGTATTACATTGCAAGGCGTTGAAGCAGCTATCTCAAATTGTGAAAGCGGGTCACTGCGCTTTGGAACTGGCAATACAGAGCGGCTCAGAGTGGATGGGTCAGGCAACGTGCTGGCTGGAACGACAACATCTAACTATTCTGCCACAAACGGTTTTGGTGTTATTGCCCCAGCCGCCGCAACTTATGCTTTTGTCTCACATCCAAATGGAACAAGTAACAGCACTGATTATATTGCATTTTCTTATAATGGAAGCCGAATTGGTAACATTACTCAAGCATCAACCTCATCCGTAGCTTACAACACATCATCAGACTATCGCCTAAAAACCGCAGTCACTTACGATTGGGATGCAACCACACGCCTCAAGCAACTAAAACCAGCTAGGTTTGAGTGGATTGCTGACGGTGATGATGCTGTCCCTGTCGATGGCTTCCTAGCGCATGAAGTGCAAAGCATTGTACCAGAAGCAATCACTGGCACTAAAGATGCGATGAAAGATGAGAATTACGTTGTTACCGAAGCCAAAGGCGATATTTACACGCCAAAAACAGATGATGCAGATGAGGTAATTCACAGCAGCAATGTTGAACGACCTATGAGTTTAGCCAATGGTCAGGCTTGGCGGGAGACTGCTCCACAAGTCACAGGAACACGCAACGTGCCTGAGTACCAACAAATTGACCAATCTAAAATCGTTCCATTGTTGGTTAAGACTATCCTTGAGTTAGAAGCTCGTATTGCGGTGTTAGAGGCATAGACAATGAACGATGGAACCAAAGTAGGGCTTGACGTAGCTGCTGGCACTGGCACTGCGGCAGCGTGGTTGGGCCACGCGCCAGATGTTGTGGCGGTTTTTACTGGCATTTATGTCTTAGTTCGGCTTTGGGAAACCGACACTGTTAAAAGATTGGTGCGGCGGGGCTGATGTGGAAACCCTTGTTGCTTTTGCATTGTACGTTTTTGTAGACGCAAAACGAATGCCAGAAGTAATGCGATTTAGAGACATAAATGACTGCGTTTATTTTTCTAAAAAACTACACGCTCAAGGGCAAAAGATCACAGCATATTGTATTCCCGAAGTCGTTACTAAGGATATGAAAGTGTACTGACATGGAACCGATTTCCACCGCATTGGCTGGTATCGCACTGGTCAAGGCTAGTGTGGACGGTATCAAAAGCGCCATCGGCACGGCCAAGGACATTGGTGAGATTGCTGGTTTTATCGACAAGCTCTTCGAGGGCGAAAAGCAAGTTCAACAACAACGCGCAAAAAAGTCTGGCGTTAGCAGTCTTGATGGCATTGGCGATGTTGCTTTAGAGACAATTAATGCGAGGCTGGCTCAAGAGCAAATGCGTGAGATTGCTCAATTGGTTGATATGCGGTTCGGCCACGGGACTTGGCGGGGCATCGTTGAAGAACGCGCAAAACGGGTCAAAGAGGTCAAAGAAAAAGAGGTCATAATTCGGCGGCAAAAAGCGGCGGCGAGAAAGGAAACAGTCGATGATTTGTGGACAGTGTTCACTGTTCTAATTGTTGTTGTCGGCATATTGGTTGCCGGTTTGATTGCGTTCTTTGTTTATCAAGCAGCCGCAGATGATAAGATGGTCACTTGCCGAAAAGTGAAGTGCGAAAAACTAGAAAACAAGCAAACTGTCTGCGTTTTTCGGGGTGCTAATAACACAATTGAAACGCAGTTCTTTGAGTACATGGAGTTCATACCAAATGAGTACCAATGTAAGTATGACCCAAATGCCAAGAAAGAAATGACGATCCAAGAAACTCTTAAAGAAATTCGGGAAAGCCAAAAGTGAACCGGCTCATATTTGAGGCCGATGACTATCTAAAATCGTGGGCAGCAAAACGCATTGGCATTGATGGCTTTGGCCCAAGCACCGCCATTGGAGTTGAGCGTGATGGCAAGATCATTTGCGCCGCTGTGTATCACGATTATCGGGATGGGCAGATCGAGGCGTCAATAGCTGCTTCCTCCCGGCGCTGGGCAAA